TGGGATAAAGATTGGTCAAAAGGTTGTGCTAGTGCTGGTGAAGCCGGTGACTGGCGTGATAAAATGTCTAAGTCTCACCCCGGTTGGAAAGATGTCATGTCTAAAGTAAAAGAGGCACCCGGTTACGGTATGTCTACCAAACATAAAGATAGTTATCAGTGGTAAATTATGGCTAGAGGAAGATCAAATCGGACACCTGGTCAAGGGATGTCTAAGAAACAACTGAAGCGCAGGAAGCCAATCAACGAAGCATATCTTCTTGAGATTGAATCCTTAACAGATAACCAAGAAGTTTTCTTCACCGAGTGGGCAGAAGGAAAGAACATGTTTGCATATGGTGCAGCAGGAACAGGTAAAACTTTCATTGCCTTGTACCTAGCACTCAAAGATATTCTAAATGAGAATTCTCCTTTTGAAAAAGTATATATTGTTCGTTCTCTTGTAGCAACTAGAGAAATTGGATTCCTCCCTGGAACTCATGATGACAAAGCATCTCTTTATCAAATTCCATACAAGAATATGGTAAAGCATATGTTTGAGATGCCAGATGATAATAGTTTTGAAATGCTTTATGAAAATCTTAAAGCACAGGAAACAATTTCATTCTGGTCTACTTCATTCCTCCGTGGTACTACTCTAGATAATGCAATCGTTATTGTTGATGAGTGTCAGAATCTAAACTTCCATGAACTTGATAGTATCATGACACGTATCGGACAGGACAGTAAGATCTGTTTCTGTGGAGATGTAAACCAATCTGATTTGCAGAAAACAAATGAACGTAATGGTATTCTTGACTTCCAAAGAATCTTAGAGAACATGGAAGAGTTTTCTATGATTGAGTTTGGAGTGGAAGATATTGTTCGCTCCGGACTTGTCAAAGCATATCTTGTTAGTAAATTATCTCTTGGTCTATAAATGAATTTGTTTAATCATGTTGGTGATGTGACACCTATTGAAATGAATGCTGAGATGGTAGATGGAAAGCGTGTCTACTATACACCATCCGGTAATCATTATCCGTCAATCACCACTGTGATTGGCAATAACGCTAAGAAGCAAGCTGGTCTTGCTAAATGGCGAGCGAGAGTTGGTAAAGAGAAGGCAGCAAATATTTCTGCACGATCTTCTGGACGTGGAACTAAGTACCATGCTATTGCTGAAGACTATTTCAATAATAATTTGGACTTAAAAAAGTACAGTAAGTTTCCTTTACCTGTACTAATGTTCCAGCATTCTCGGTCTGTTTTGGACCGTATAAATAATATTTACCTACAGGAAGCAGCATTATACTCCGATCAACTTGAAGTTGCGGGTCGTGTTGATTGTATTGCGGAATTTGATGGAGTTCTTTCTATCATTGACTTCAAGACTTCTGCTGAACCAAAAAGAGAATCTTATTTGTACGACTATTTGGTGCAAGAAACTGCATATGCATGTTGTTTGCAAGAACTTTACGGGATTACCGTAAAGCAACTCGTTACTATTGTTGCATGTGAAAATGGAGAGACGCAAGTGCATGTCACTCCTCCCAAAAAAGAATACTTGCTCAAACTAATCCAGTACATAGACGAATACCAAACCCGATATGGAAAAAAAGAATCTACTAGCAGATAAATTTATGACAAGCGCGAAGTTCTCTCAAGAGGTAGAAAAAATAGCACTCACTAATTTAGATATGAATTATATTGATGCTGTACTACATCTATGTGATATTAATGAAATTGAAGTAGACTCTGTATCTAAATTAATTTCAAAACCATTGAAAGAAAAACTAAAGTGTGAAGCACAGAAATTAAACTTCATTAAAAAAACGTCCAGAGCAAAACTAATGTTAGTCTGATGAGTGAATTTTTTAAATCCGAATTAGTAAGGGGAGAGATCCAAGAGATGACATCACTGCAGGAGTTTTGCTTCCGCTGTGCAATGAACTTAAATCTTTTGGATTACGATAGGAAACTAGAATACTTTGATGCTTTAGAATTGCTAATTGAAAAGCAGAAAATCTTTCATGCACGAGTTTGCTTGAGTGATGATCCTGAAGCAAAATCTGTGGCAGAAAGTATTAAACAAGCAGTCGTTTTGCTTGGCGGTGATGAAAATTTACGAGCAACTGATATGTTTGATGAACTGCTCGGTAAAGTCCGTGAGTTTAAAGACATTCTTAAAAGCGGCACAGAGAGTTGACGCCTGACTCTGTGCCTGTTATAATGACTAAGTGATAGGGCATCACACAAACCAAATCCAATTCAATCTAAAAATCCTATGTCTTTTGCAGACCTTAAGCGTAAATCCCAGACCAACTTTGACTTCCTTCAAAAGGAACTAGAGAAATCATCCAGCGGTAAGAACGTTGATGAACGTTTCTGGAAACCCGAGGTTGACGCTTCTGGAAATGGATACGCTGTTATCCGTTTCCTCCCTGCCCCAGAAGGTCAAACCCTTCCTTGGGCAAAACTATACTCCCACGCCTTCCAAGGTGTTGGTGGTTGGTACATCGAAAACTCCCTGACTACACTCAACGATAAGGATCCCGTTGGTGAAGTGAACCGCCGTCTCTGGAACAGCGGTGATGATGCAGATAAAGAAACTGCACGTAAGCAGAAGCGTAAGCTCTCCTACTACAGCAACATCTATGTTGTGAAGGATCCTAAGCACCCTGAGAATGAGGGTCGTGTATTCCTCTACAAGTATGGCAAGAAGATCCACGACAAGATCCTCGCTGCTATGCAACCTGAGTTCCAAGATGAAGAACCAGTAAACGTCTTTGATCTTTGGGAAGGTGCTAACTTCAAACTGAAGATCAAGAAGGTCGCAGGTTATTGGAACTACGATAGTTCTGAGTTTGATAATGTCTCTGCTCTCAGTGCAGATGATGACGTGCTGGAAGCAACCTGGAAGTCAGAGCACTCCCTGGAAGCATTCACTTCTAAGGAAAACTTCAAGTCCTATGAGGATCTTGAGCGTCGTCTGAACATGGTGCTTGGTATTGGGCAACGTCCTGTTACACGTCCCTCTGTTGATGATGAGGAGTACGAACCAGTGGTAACAACTGGTGGGTTCAACGACTCTGACATCACTGCATCTGCTCCTTCTCCTGTCAAGCAGGAAGCAGTCGTTGATGATGACGATGCACTGTCATACTTCGCACGTCTTGCTGAGGATTGATGGACGTAGTAAACGCATGGCATTCCATGGGTTACGGGGAGGGGTTTCTCTTCTCCCTTTGGGTCCTTGGAATGTACTATATTAAACTTCGTATGGACAAATTCATTCGATGAAGAAAGTGCTAGGAGTTATCTTGCACCCTGTTACAATCCTAAACCTAACTTTTGTTGGGACCTTAGGATTGATTCAGGTAGTCCACACTAAAGCACACCATACTTTAGAAACTGATGTACATGGTCATGTGCATCGAGCATTGAGAAAGAATCCAGAGTTGGCACGATCAGCTTGTTATGAACTTGACTAATGAAGAAAAAAGAAATGATCGAGGCACTACGTAAGCGTCTCGATCAGGTGGAGGAAGACAACCTAGTTCTCCTCACGCGAGTAGCAAAACTAGAGACAAAATTTGATAATCAAATCTGTGAAAAGTGAAAAAATTATTCTGGTAAAAATTTGTTGAAAAAGTCGATTAGATTCTTGCTCTTTTCAATCTAGCAGTGATATAATCATCACTCTTTTTATATCTATTTGTTTTCCTAAAATCATCTACAAATGATATGAAATAATCCTCTTTGAGAACAAAGATCTCACGCTTTTTCTCATTTTCTGCAGTGTAATGCTCCATAACAGTAATAGCTTTTGAAATTTCGTTACCATTTTTAGTAACGTAATTACCATCAGAGAAAAGGAACTTATGTTGACCATCGTAAAAGATCTTGTCAACATGGGTTCCTTTTTTGTATTGTCCATAATCATACGTTTCATAGTGATGAATGGTTCCATACGGATCATCAAATTCAGATTGAATTGATTTTGTCAACTCATAGTTAGATACGGGCCAATCAAACTGTGCATTGACAATATTATTTGATAGCAGCACTACCCAATCATACATCTCATCACCATACACGCTCTTTGCTACATGTTCTGGTCTTTCTCTATCACCAATCTGATATAGATCAAAGAACACTGCATTCTCAAAGATATTTTTGTTTAGTTCATATCTTCTGAAGAAATTCTTAGCAACGGTAATATCTTCTTGTGTGAATGGATATCCAATAGGTTTGATTGGATATTGTATGTTTGGGATTAAAGAAAAATACATTAGTGACCTCCGTGCAGAGCTTTATTTCCTTGTTTGAATGTACTTGGTCCAACTGGTCGAATGTCTTCTCTGTACACAAGTTTGAGTTCTTTGAATGATAATCTTAGTTCAGTTGCAACTGGATAACCATCTCTTGTTACAACATATTGTCCATCAGTAGTGTAGTTAACATCAACACTAACTAATGCACATGTTTTATATTGTGGAAGGAATGGATGTAAACCTCCTCCCTGCATGAATGCAAACTTAACTACACTAGGAACAGAAATAAAACCAACTTTTGATTCTGCTTTGCCTGCTATATTAAGTATCGATCCTAGATTTGACGCTTTACGCCCCTGCTGTTTACCAGGAATACCAAACGAAGAGTGTAAGCACATTTTAAATGTTCTTACAATTTCAAAAATAATTTCTGCTTCAGCTTGATTATTTGGAACTAATTTATATGTGAAGTCAATGGTTCTCATTTGTGGGTTTCTGAATAGCAGTTCAGTGTTTGGATTTAACACTACTCCTGCTGATGACGAGAATAAATCATTTCTGCTAAGTTGTTCACCAGTTGCACTTGCAACTTGATTTCTAATAAAATCAGCACCAGCAATTTCTGGTAATCTTCCTCCTGCATTCAGTCCATTTTCTACTTGACCTTGCAATGCTCCAATTACATTACCATCTCTTAGTGCCATACCACCTCTGACTTTAGCAACTGCTGTGTTACTAAAAGATTGATCGGACCACTCTGCTCCATATGTAGATGTTACATCAGGAGGAACATATAATACAACTTGATTCAATTGTGTATCAACTTTTAAGGCACTTACTGATCTATTATATTCTGAAAGACTATCATACTCACCAGTACCTTCTCCTGTTAGGTTTGCAACAACGCCTTGACCACCAAACGGTGGTTGATATCTAAAGAATTGGAACAGCATGTAATCTGTGCTTCCCAATATAGAATCGTTTGGATATCTCAGTGATGAATTGTGAGCATCATTTCTATCGTTATCTCCTGTAATTGCTGATGGTTTTACCGTAAATGAAATTGCATCAGGACCAATAATATCATCCTTTAGATCACGGGCGGTTTGTTTGAGATCAGCAATTACATCTTCCAACAAATTACCAGCAGGACTATTTTCTATCCAATTAATCACACCTTCTAGATCATCATCTAGACCTAGTGCTTTAAGAGAACCTTTAATTGTCCAAGGAAGTGCATCAAACCAATCGTTACTTTGTTTGTTCGACTTTACTTCATCTTTGGTAGTAGTTTCCTCCTCTACCTGTTGTGATACTGGTTTTGGATCTGCCATTATTTACTTTGACCCGTAATTTTATCGTAGAAAGCGTCATCTGTATCTTTCCATACAGTTCTTTTATCTATAGGAAAGGTAACACCATTGACACTTTTCACAAATTCCTCTGTTGGTATGAGAATAGCACTATCCCACTCTGCTTGAGCAAGGTCAATGTATACTCCTTCTTGGACATGGTTATGTAGGTATTTATGGAAACATGCCTTAGGTACGTCGATTCTTCCTTGTAATAATTTTTTGGTAGCAATCATCCTCTTTTTTGGTGACAAATAGTGCAAATTTATTCCTGTAAATTCGCTACCCTTTGACTTGAGAACATATACTAATGGAAATCTGTCATAGTAAGGCAACCATCTCATTTTTGCCTGATACTCAAACATATAAAAATGTTTCTCTAATGTAGTATTACGTAACTCATTGTTTGTTTGAGATACATCGGTACTACCTTTGTTATTAAAATTCTTTTGATATGCACCAGATTCTGACTTTACTGCTGCTCTATACCATTTTATAGATTTCTTTTGTCCTGAGCTTTTACTTTTTATTTTGTCAAATAGAGTTTGATATCCCTCTGGTATTTTATTTGTGGTTCTAATAGTTTGTGTAGAACCAAATCCTTTTGGCATTGTTCTATACTCCTAAATGGTCTTCGGTTAGTATTAAGAAGTTCATCTGCCTATCTTCACAATACTCACGCGCTGCTGACCATTTAGTTTGGTTTTTGGCGTATGTTAAAGCTGCATTACGATATGAGGCAGTTCGTTTATTTTTCTCATTCGGTGGTTGTGTTTGTTTTTTGGGTTTTACTTCAATAATATATTTTGTGATGTTACCAGATTTTTCGCGAACTTTTATGTAGAAATCTGGATAATATCTTCTTACCTTACCATCAGGAGCTCTGTATGGTATAATAATCTCTTCACTTCCCCACTGTAATATTGAAGGGTTATTGTCACAGAACACCATGAACTTTCGTTCCCATAGCGACCTGTAAACAACGTTT